AGAGACGTGTCGTGATATAACTATGCTTTCCAACTCAAAAGAAGGAGTATAAAATATGGAACTGACTACAATAGATACTAACAACTACGCCGTAATGGCTAAGGCAATGGGTATTGCCAATGAAACCACCTCACAGAAGAGCAGCAATTTGCCGCGTCTTCGCATCTCCCATTCTCCTATCATGGGTGAAGGAGAGGTAAGTGGTAAGAAAGTCAACATGGAAGTGGTGCAAGCTGGTGCATATCGTCTGGAAGTCCCAGACGGTCCTATGTACTATGCTAACTCTGTCAAGATTCGCCCTCACATGCAGCGTTATATGTATAAGCGTTTCGTCAAGGGTAATGAAAAGATGCCTAATCGTTATATCAAGACTTTGATGGCTGATAGCCTGAATATGGACTTGAAAGACAATGATGGTGGATTTAACTGCGGCAAACCTGCTGGTTATATCAAGGACTTCAATGCCTTGCCAGACAAAACTAAGGAACTCATCAAGCAGATTAAACGTGTGCGTGTAATACTTGGTGAAGTAACTCTTACGGGTGCCGTCAATGATAGCGGAGAAGAGGTGTCTGTCGATCCCAGCCCATTTATTTGGGAGATTGACAATCGTGATGCTTTTAAGCTAGTGGGTGACACTATGTCTAAGCTGGCAAAGATGCAGCGTCTTCCTATTCAGCATATCATCACAGCAAATACAGAGGAGCGTAAGCTGCCTAACGGTAACAGCTTCTATGTGCCTGTTGTGTCCCTTGACCTGTCTAAGACTCTTGACATTACTGACAACGAACATAAAATGTTCAGCGACTTTATGTCATGGATTGACAACTACAACAGCTACATTTCCAGTGCTTGGTCTGAAAAGGCTAACTCACAGATCGGTGATGATGAAATGGACATAGTTGACGATCTGGTAGATGTTGAAGTAGACGAAGAGGAAGCAGCCTAATGCAACACCCTGCTGAACTGGCATTGTATCAATACATGGAGGACGCTACTAACGGTAAGTCAACAGTTTCAAAGGAAACAGTTGAGCAGATCGGCCTTGATGTTATGAATGCTATTGCCCGTCAGTTTGGCGGGGGCAATAAGCGAGATAAGTTTGGCCTACGTATGTCAAATGTAGGTAGGCCAACTTGTCAGCTTTGGTTTGAGAAAAACGAACCAGAGAAAGCACTACCTCTACCCACAACATTTGTAATGAACATGATGCTTGGAGACATCGTTGAGGCTGTCTTCAAAGGTCTGTTGAAAGAGGCGGGAGTGCAGTATGAGGATAATAAAAAGGTTACTCTTAAACTTGATGATGACACATCCATCGACGGCACTTACGATATTGTTATTGATGGTGCTGTTGACGATATTAAGTCCGCATCTAATTGGTCTTACACACACAAGTTTGACTCATTTGAGTCGTTGAAAAGTGGTGATGCCTTTGGGTATGTAGCACAGCTTGCTGGATATGCAAAAGCAGCCGGTAAAAATGCTGGCGGATGGTGGGTAGTCAACAAAGCAAATGGACAATTCAAATATGTTCCAGCTACAGCTATTGACATTGACAAGGAAGTAGCCCATATTCAACAGACTGCAGACACAATAAAAGAGAATAGGTTTGAGCGTTGCTTTGATGCTGTGCCAGAAACCTTTCGTGGTAAAGAGACAGGCAACATGGTTCTGGATCAGAGTTGTGTCTTTTGCCGTTTTCGTTTTGCTTGTTGGCCCGGACTGACTGAACGTCCTGCCGTAGCGTCCCAAGCTAAACAGCCTAAAACGGTTGCTTATGTATCGCTAACAGAGGAGTATATGGATGGATGAAAAACTTGAACTTGATGCTCTCACAGAAGAGATCAAACTTACTGAGCAGAAACTTAGCGACTTGCGTAAGGAATATCGTGAGCGCAAAACTGCTGGAGTACGTGCGGCTATTGAGGCACGTAACGAAGCGGATAAAGTTCTGCGAGAAGAACTGAAGGCTATTGGATATCGTGATCCCGTTGACTTTTGGAAAGGTCGCGGATTCTAGTGGCTAACTACAAAGCATTTCGCGCAGCACGAAAATATGGATATAGAAGCGGACTAGAGCATAAAATATCTGTCTATCTTGAAGAGCATAGTGTCAGCTATGAATACGAAAAACTAAAGATAGAATGGGAAGACCTAGCTTATAGAACGTATACTCCAGACTTCGTGCTGTGCAATGGCATAATAATAGAGACAAAGGGTATGTTTACAGCGGCAGATAGAAGAAAGCATCTTGCCGTAAAAAAACAGCACCCTAGTCTTGACATTCGTTTTGTTTTTGAGAATAGTAGGCGCAAGTTGCGTAAGGGAGCAAAGTCTACTTATGGTCAATGGTGTATAAAATACGGGTTTCTATTCTACGATAGAATCATACCAGAAGATTGGTTGTATGAAAAAGGTAAGAATAAGCATCCTAAGTTTATCAAGTTTAGTGGCAACAAAGTGAAAAGGAGATAACTCAATGACTGTCGAAGATTACGTAGAAGACGACGACTTCTTGATCAGGATTCGTCCTATCATGGAAAAGACGGTGACAAACAACGTAGAGTGGACAGGTCAGATAGATGTGTCCATAATGTCAGCAGGTGGCGATTTAGACCCAGACGACTATGCACAGATCATGCATCTGTGTAAGATGGTCTGCGCTGCTGTTCCAATCATGGAATCAAATGAAGAGTTTGGACAAGCTGCACATAATTTTGTCATGGAAATGGAACACCCAGATGATGATGACGATGACGATATCGACATTCAGATTACACAGGGCGACGGTAATATCGTGCATCTAAACTTCTCAAGCAAAACAAAAGGGAGCGCGTAATGCGTCACGAAGAGTTTATGAAACGAGCAGCCATAAAAGCAGATGAAGCTGGGGCAGCATTTAAAGATATGGTCAACAGCCCTCCACACTACAACAAGACAGGTGTTGAGTGCATAGACGCTATTCGTGCTGCTACAGGTGATGGCTACGAGTATTATCTGCAAGGAAATATTATGAAATATCTATGGCGATACCGTTATAAGAATGGTACAGAAGACCTAAAGAAAGCACAGTGGTATCTGGACAAGTTGATAGAGGAAGTAGAAGGCTGCTACGATGAAGGTTAAGGTCTTTATAACTATTGAGGTTGATCCAGAAGAATATCCTGTACCGGCAGACGAAGATGTTGGAGCAGAAATAGAAGATGGTTTGCGTGAGTATTTCTACGATGTAGATGGCGCAAACATACGGCATATTAGAACAATCACGGAGTGATGTTATGAACAACTATTTACCTACGGACTATCAGAACTTTATTGCTCTTTCCCGATATGCTCGTTGGAAAGAAGATGACCAACGAAGGGAGACATGGAGTGAAACAGTCGAAAGATACTTTGATTATATTACTAGGCATCTGGTCACTAAACATGACTATCAGCTTTCTGATTCATTGAGAAAAGAATTAGAGGAAGCGGTGCTTAATCAGAACATCATGCCAAGCATGAGAGCATTAATGACTGCCGGTCCCGCACTGGATCGTTGCCACGTTGGCAGTTACAATTGCTCCTACGTACCAGTGGATAGTCCTCGTTCCTTTGACGAGACAATGTATATCCTTATGTGCGGCACTGGTGTAGGCTTTTCTGTGGAACGTCACCACACAGAGAAGCTGCCAATCGTCAATGAGACTATGCATGACACAAATACCGTCATCAAAGTTGGCGATTCACGTCCGGGCTGGGCCAAATCCCTGCGAGAACTAATCTCGCTTTTGTACGCAGGGCAAGTACCACAATGGGACACGTCAGAGGTTCGTCCTGCTGGCGCACGTCTCAAGACATTCGGTGGTCGTGCGAGTGGCCCAGCCCCCCTTGAGGAACTGTTTCAGTTCACGGTAGAGATGTTCAAGAAAGCATCAGGCCGTCGCCTGTATCCCATTGAGTGCCACGACTTAATGTGTAAGATAGGTGAGGTTGTCGTCGTTGGCGGTGTACGCCGCAGCGCACTAATTAGCCTGTCTAATCTTAATGATGATCAGATGCGACACGCTAAGTCAGGTCAATGGTGGGAGAGTGAAGGCCAACGTGCGTTGGCAAACAATAGTGTTGCGTACAAAGAAAAACCAGAGATGGGTACATTCATGCGTGAGTGGGTGTCCTTGTATGAAAGCAAGTCAGGTGAACGTGGTATCTTCAATCGCCAAGCCGCCAAAAAACAAGCACAGAAAAATGGTCGCCGCGATACAGATCACGACTTTGGTTGCAACCCTTGTAGTGAAATTATCCTGCGCCCGTATCAGTTCTGTAATTTGTCGGAGGTTGTTGTACGGGCGTCTGATACACAGCAAACGCTTACAGACAAGGTTCGTCTGGCTACGATACTTGGCACGTTCCAGTCTACTCTGACGGACTTCAAATATCTGCGGAGTGTATGGCGTAAGAATACAGAAGAAGAACGTCTGCTTGGTGTGTCTTTGACAGGCATTATGGATAACGCCATGATGTCCGGTAAGTCAGCGCATCTTGGAATGAATATGGGTGCAACGCTTAATGCACTGCGTGTGGAAGCCGTCAAGACTAATGCAGACTTGGCTGCAGAGCTTGATATACCTATCTCTACGGCTATTACCTGTGTTAAGCCCAGCGGAACTGTCTCACAGCTTGTAGACAGCGCCAGTGGCATCCATGCGCGTCACAACCCGTACTACATTCGCACGGTGCGGGGCGATAACAAAGACCCGCTGACACAGTTCATGGTCAGTTCAGGTGTGCCTTCTGAGCCTGATGTGATGAAACCGGATAGCACGACAGTGTTCAGCTTCCCCATGAAATCGCCTCATGGTGCCGTTACACGGTTTGACATGACAGCCATTGAGCAGCTTGATTTGTGGCTTCTGTATCAGCGTAACTGGTGCGAACATAAACCATCTGTAACTATCTCTGTCAAAGAACACGAATGGATGGAAGTAGGCTCGTGGGTCTACGAACATTTTGATGAAGTGTCTGGTATCAGCTTTTTGCCATTCAGTGAACACACCTACAAGCAAGCACCGTATCAAGACTGCTCTGTCGAAGAATACGGAGATATGATAAAGAAGATGCCAAAGTCTATTGATTGGACATGGCTGCAGGACTACGAGAAAGAAGATACCACGTCAGGTGGACGTGAGTTGGCTTGCACTGCTGGTGTATGTGAGGTAGTTGACATAGAGGCTACATAATGCTAAACATAGAACGAGAAGCAAAACAGTGGATGAAAAGGAGAAGAAGAGTGAAAGAAAAGATGATTAGCGTGTTGAAAAATCACGCACAGGCAAATGTTCACTTGCATATGATGAACATCGAAACCTATTTCAAAAATCCTGCTGGTATTGGAGAACACTCTGATATCATGGAAGCTGTACAGTCAGAGTTAGACAAGATGGCTGTACACGAAGATCGCCTTGCAATTCTCAACAACTGGCCTGAAGGAGACTAAGATGAATAAGAGTCTGGATAAGAACTATCGTGATGGGTATGGCGCGTTTAGCAAAACTGAAATGCGTAAGGGTAAGCATCATGTTGTTGCAAACCCACTCAAGAAAAACACAACCCCGTACCGTGAATGGCAGCGGGGTTGGAATGCAGCATACTTCGACAACCTGAAGAAGTATGCGTAAAGTAGATAAAGTAACGCCGTATAAAGATGCAAGTTGGTATGTCAAATGGACTGCCAGCTTCTTTATACTGTCAGCATTTGTTGTACGGGCGGCTGATTATTCCAACCAACTGGACCTGATCCTAAGTTTTATAGGAGTATCTATGTGGGGTTGGGTGGGCTTCATGTGGAATGATAGAGCGTTGATTGTCCTAAACTCCGTGGGCGCTATCATACTTGCCATAGGCATACTAGAGTCTATTTAGGAATTGCCTTTCGCTGCTTTGCATAGGTTTTGAAATGATTTTTTCCAAAGTCTATAAGCTCTGCAACGTCCTCTGGCACGTTAAAATCTGCTGACCTTCCTTTTACACGTTTAAATGCTATCATAGCTGCAGAACGTCCGGTAGGACCAAGGCGACTAAATCTCTGTAAGTCGGAGGCGTGAATAGCTTCTAAATTTGAATCTCGCAAGGCGGCAAAGTTCATCTGTTTTATGACAGAAATGTAATTTTTTATTTCTGTTTTCATTAGACTTTTATTTATACTGCCATCTTCATTTTTTATGGCAGGATCGTCTTTCAAAACACGCAATAGTTCAGGCATTTCACTTTGCATAGCTTTGCCCATCTCTCTATTCATAACCCTGTCAAGTTTACGAGAGTTTGTTTTTGCCATAAAGTCTACATATGTGAAGCCAAGTCTATTTAGCTCCGTTACATATTTAGGCGGCACCCGTGTAAGAGTCGCACCAAACAAAATCTTCATAAATGGCATGACCCTTTCAGGCACCTCTTCAAATCGTGGGTCTTCTTTGTACGGAAACTCTTCTTCAAAGCCAAGTATATCTGGTGCTGCTTCCTTTACACGTTCAATACGTGATATGAAGGGTTCTGCCAATCCACCAAGAAACGCTCTCAGACCATCACCATATTCAGGATCATCCTTATAATCTTTCATCCGTTGATCCATAGGTACAAAGTCTCCCACTTGGAATATAAACTGACCATATCCTACGGCAGCTTCTCCAATGTACCTTCCCATTTCTTTAAGTCCTATGGTAAAAGCTCTCTGATCCCCTAGATCATCAGAGTTTAACATAGTCACAAGGTCTTCTAACATTTTGCCAGACGGCCCTGATCCCCTGAAGTTAGCACCTGTCAAACCCTCTACAGCTTCCCGCGCTCTGAAGATATTAGGACGCTCCTCTTGCCACCTGTGCATCCACTCTCCAAATAAAAGATACGGAGTAAGTGGGAAGAATGGTCTGGCGTCAAACTCGTTACCCAAACCGTCTTTTAACATATACCATTCGCTTCCAGCCTGTGGCCCCTCTGGATCACGCAGCATATATCCAAGGCTAAGTAAAGGAAGTCCTCCAGCAAGACCTTGAGCAAACTGTTTGTACTGACCGTCTGTAATCGTTCTACCTGCAGCCTTAGCAACACCTCCGGGTAAATCTGTTCCAAGAGTTTTCTGTAAAAACATTCTGGTAAGTGCGGTTGCGGCTCCGGTAATATTATAGTTATAAGTCATTTCCAATGCCTTAAACATAAATCTTGGAAACGGTATAGCTAAAGTAGCTCCCGATTTTACAATCATATTGTTTAAGAAGCGGAAGGGTGCAAACTGTGGTTGTGACGCATACGTAAATTCAAGGGCATCATCTACAGCTTTTGCTACCATAGATTCAGAAATGTTTTCTGTTACTTTACCGGAGTTAAGAACTTCAATAATGTCCTTACCCTCGTCAAACAACTGTCGTTGAAGAGATGCAGTAAACATACCATTAC